CTGACTAGCACTCTGGTTACTTCCTCGAACCGAGCGTGTTCCATTTCTGCTTCTGCAACTCGCTTTTTTGTGAGAGTTGACCGAAGAATCTTTATGTCAAACACTTACACCACAAATCTTGCGTAACTTTTTTAACAACTATGAAATACCCCTGCTTGCTTACAAAAAAAATCAACGAAATTTCTTCGGCAAAATATAACCCAAGAAAAATTACAGACGAGGCGATGGGTCGATTGACCAAGAGCCTAGCGGAGTTCGGGAACATCCAACCTATAACTTGGAATGTGCGAACTGGTAATGTGGTCGGAGGCCACCAGAGGCTCAAGGTCTATAAGGCGATGGGTAAAACCGAGGTCGATGTTTGGGCGGTTGATCTGGATGAGCAAAAGGAGAAGGCGGCCAACATAGCCCTCAACAAGTTAAGCGGAGAGTTCGATATGCCGATGCTTAAAGACATCCTAGAGGAAATCGATACTGGCGATCTAGATATGGAAATTACTGGGTTCGGGATGGATGAGATTGCTTTGATGATGGAGGACGCACACCCAGAAGTAACCGAGGACGAAGTGCCAGAAGTTCCAGTCGATGCGATTACCAAGCTGGGCGACTTGTGGCTACTTGGTGAACACAGATTGCTTTGCGGTGATTCTGCAAGCATAAAAGACGCAGAAAAGCTAATGAATGGGAAACTTGCTGATATGGTTCTTACCGACCCGCCCTATGGCGTAAGCTATACTGGCAAAACCAAGGACGCATTAAAAATTGAGAATGATGACTTATCAGAATCAGACCTAATTGAAAAATGTAAAAATTGGTTTGATGTGGCCGAGTCTATGTCTAGGGATGGGGCATATTGGATTGCAACCGTCCCGCCGGGACGGTTGCATAGTGTATTCTTGAACGATTGGAAAGGCCGAGAAATATTAAGACAAATACTGGTATGGAATAAAGATTCTATGGTTATGGGTCATAGTGAATACCACTACAAACACGAACCCATATTGTTCGGCTGGAAGCCCGGAGAAAGATTAAAAAATTCAGACAGAACAAAAACAACTGTTTGGGACTTCAAGAGGCCAAAGGCATCAAGAGAACACCCGACAATGAAGCCAATCGAGATGTGGTGCTATGCGATGGGAAATCACACGAAGAACGGAGATCTCCTTTATGAGCCATTCTGCGGTTCTGGAACAACCATAATCGCCGCCGAGCAACTCGGTCGCAAATGCTATGGAATGGAAATAAGCCCAAACTACTGCGATGTGATTGTGAAGCGATGGGAAAACCTTACTGGCAAAAAGGCCACGCTTGCCAAATGAATGAGGACTATCCCTCCGCAGTTACCCTAGCCAATGATTACGCAAAAAGAACTCCGAGAAAAGTGGGGCATCGATGCGGGGCAGTTGTCTCGAATGGTAAAGCGGGGTATGCCACTCACTTCCGAGTCAGACGCTCAAAGATGGAGGCTCGCAAATCAGAAGCGAGTGAGCAAATCACAGATAGCCCGGACACCATCCCCGACCTCCTCCGAGCCATTAAAAGACTCGGATGCCGAGTCATACAAATCGAAAACCTCGCTTGGCAGATTGAATCGAGCGAAGCAAGCCGAGGTAGTTGCTTACTCATTGGTAGCTACGGCGGCAAACAATCAAAACCCAGTCGCTATGCGAGCCGCAGTTCAAGGATGGGGCGAAGCAAAAAAGCGAGTTGCAGAAGCAGAAATGGAACACGCTCGGTTCGAGGAAGTAACCAGAGTGCTAGTCAGAATGGACGAGGTGCGAGAAGTGTTCGGCAAATGGTTGGGAGCAATTAGAAACCTAATGGACGCTATGCCCTCTAGCTTGGCGGCCAGAGCAAACCCAAGCGACCCAGAATGTGCCAAAAGGGCAATCCAAGAGGGCATCGATCAAATCTTTGTTACCATTCAGAAAGCAGAAGGAGCATTCAAATGAACGAGTGCTTCATTGTTTTGCTGGTAGCAATCGCAATCCTTGGTATAGTGCTTCCATTCCTTGACCGATGAAACGCTCTCCACTTAAACGCAAAACCCCACTCAAGCGAGGGGGAAAACTTCGCCGAGTATCTGCAAAGAGGAAAGGCCAGAACGAAGTCTATAAAGATGTTCGTGAGAAGTTTCTAACCAACAATCCAGTCTGCCAAGTGTGCCGTTGCAAGATGGCGAGCCAAGTTCATCATAGGCGAGGAAGGTTTGGGGATAGGCTCAATGAGGTAGAGTTTTTCTTGGCGGTGTGCTTCGAGTGCCACCATCAAATCCATATGAACCCCGCTTGGGCGTATGCAAAAGATTATCTGGTTAAGAGATGAACCAGATCGATGAGGCCAAGAACTTCGCTCGCCTTTTGTTTGAGCCAAGGGAGCAACTATCAATCCCAGAATGGGCAGAGAAAAACCTCACGCTTTCCGCAAGAGTAACGAACATACCCGGTGCGTACTCGACAACCCTCACGCCCTATGTCCGTGAACCGCTAGAGGCTTTTGGCGATGATTCGATTCGGCGGGTGGTATTGGTATGGGGAGCACAGACAAGTAAGACCACAACGATTCTAGCTGGCCTAGCGTATCGAATAGCAGAGCGACCTTGCCCCGCCTTGTGGGTTATGCCGAGCGAGCATTTGGCTAGATCATTCACAGAAACTAGGTGGTTGCCAATGATTGACGATTGCCCAGCCCTAGCCAAAGAAAAGCCAGACAACACCGACAAAATAAAAATCCTAGAGCAACACTTCAAACGATGCTCGGTCTGGTGGGCTGGCACAAGCCCCTCTGCTCTTTCCAGTCGCTCGATTGCTTTGCTCTGTATGGATGAGGTCGATAAGTTCCCAGAGCAAGCGGGGTCGGGACGAGAAGCGAACCCAGTTCAATTAGCAGAAGCACGAGTCAGCACCTACCCAAACCATCTCATCATAGCAACTAGCACACCGACAACTGCCGACTCAATCATTTGGAGCGAATGGCAAAAGGGAGATATGCGTTTCTACTTCGTACCTTGCCCTCATTGTGGGCATAAGCAGAAGCTAGTTTGGGGGCAAGTGAAGTGGGACGAGGCGGCAAAGATTGAGGATGGGGTTTATGATTTTAAGCTGGTTAAATCCTCGACCTACTACGAGTGCGAGGGGTGCAAAGAAAAGATTACAGACGGACAGAAAACCAAGATGCTTCGAGAGGGTGAGTGGAGAGCAACCAACCTAAAAGGCGAACCAGCCAGACGCTCCTATCATCTCAATGGCCTCTACGCCCCTTGGGTATCCTTCGGAAGTCTAGCGGTAAAGTTTCTGCAAGATAAGCACAATGGAATCATAGGGCTACAAGACTTCGTGAACCGAGTTCTAGCCGAGCCTTGGATGGAACACGAAAGCGAGAAGATGGAAATTGTGGCTGGCGACTACAAGATGGGCGAGGTCAGAGTGAATGAGAAGCTGATTATGGCTTGTGATATTCAGGAGGCTGGGGGCTTCCACGCTTGGTGCGTTGTTAGGGCTTGGGATATTGAGGGCAGATCACGGCTTGTGTGGGCTGGGAGGCTTGAGACTTGGGGAGACATCCAAGCCAAGGCAGAGGAGTTTGGCGTGGAATCAAAATGCGTTTTCTGCGATTCGGGCGATCAAACCAGAGATGTTTATTATAATTGTTGTAAGAATGGATGGATGGCCTTGGTGGGTTCAGATCGCACTAGCTTCTCCGAAATTGTAGGGGAGCAAAAACTACAACGCCCATACGCTCGAATTGCCAATGGCGACCCTTTCAGCGGTAAGGCGGTTCAGTCAAGGGCTGGGTGGAAGTGGAAGTTCTGCCCAGTCTGGCGGTGGTCGAACCCATCCATCAAAGACATCCTCTCCAACCTAATCAAAGAACCCGGCTACATCGCATTGGATACTCCCGATGTTTGGCGAGTGCATATCGAAGCAGAGGTGAAGGTGCGGGTGAAAAATCCTATGACTGGCAGAGAAAAACTTGTTTGGAAACAAGTCGGAAAGAACAACCACTTACTAGATTGCGAATGTATGAACATTGTGGGTGCGGCCTTGTATGGGCGGTTGAAAGTCTCGCCCGCAAGTTTGACAGAAAGTGAGTTTGATAATGGCGAAGGGTGATTTCATTGGGCTACCCCTTGCTACCCTAACTTCTCTTCGTGATAAGTATATCACTTGTCTTGAGGCGATAGCGGTGGCGGGTTCAAGCTATTCGATAGCTGGTCGTTCGTTTTCAAGAGCGAATCTCGGTGAGGTGAGAGATACGATTATGGAGCTTACCCTTGCTATTCAACAAGCGACTGGCACTAGGGTTCGCACAACCTACGCAAACTTCGGCTCGTGAAAAAAGCCTCTCTCAATCTGATCGACAAGGCGATTGCCTTTGTAAATCCTAAAGGGGCAGTTGATAGGCTTGTTGCTCGTCAAAAGATTAAGAACTTCGAGTATGACGCAGTAAAGTATTCCAGACAACGCAAAGGGCCGAGTTCGCTTTCTGGTGCAGAAGATTATCGTTCCAACTATGACCGAGTAGAGTTAATGAAAAGGGCGAGAGACTTGGCCGAGAATGTTGGCCTAGTTCGCTCCATCCTAATGAAGTTTGCAAGTCACACAGCCGCCAACATTTCTTACCAAGCAAGAACCGAGAACCCCGAAGTCAATACCGATGTAGAGATGTATTGGGCAGAGTGGTGGGACAAGTGCGATATAACGACAAGGCATACTGGCTCGACTATGATGCAAGTGGCGATGATGTCTATGTTGCGAGACGGAGATTTTCTTTTTGTTCTCGTGCGAGATTCTGATGGCAACTTAAAGATACAAGGCATTGAGGGTGATAGACTTGGCGACCCATACAAAGTTTATACAAGCTCGGAGTTAATTGGTGGAATCCATATCGATCAACGAACTGGAACACCAACGGCCTATGATATTTATAGCCGAAGCATTGGGGATATGTATTCATTCCAGACAACCATTCCATCAAGTCAAGCCTTCCACTTGTTCGACCCGCTCCGCATTGACCAGTACCGAGGAATCTCTGCTTTCCATACAGCAATTAACGATGCAACGGATATTTACGATATAGTAAATTTTGAGAAGATGGCCGCTAAATATGCAAGCTCCCAAGCTGGTATTATTAAGAGAAATAACAACAATGCCTCTGATCTCTCAAGTCTTACAAACGACCAAGATATCAATGGAAGCATAATCAAGTTGGAGGCGATTGAGTCTGGGAAAATCTCTTACCTAGAACCGGGTGAGGATATTGTGTTCCCAGATGGCCCGAGCCGTCCCTCTGGTGCATTCGCAGAGTTTCATAAGATTCTTTTGAGGAACATTTGCCTTGGCCTTGGCATTCCTTATTCATTTGCCGTTGACCCATCCTCTATGAGTGGCCCGACAGCAAGACTTGAAATGCAACAAGCAGGGCGAACCTTCCGCAGATACCAGAAACTCCTAGATGATAAAGTTCTTCGCCCCATTAAAAACATCGTGATTGCCGATGGAGTAGCAAGGGGATTGATTGAGAATAATGTTGGGACAAGGACAACTAGAGGCATATTTAACTTCGGTGCTAATGTCTCGATTGATTTGGGCAGAGAATCTGCTTCTGCAATCTCCGAGTTCAAGACTGGCCTCCGCACAGCATCCGATATCTACGCAGAAAGAGGACAAGACTTTGAGAGTGCTATGAGGCAAAGGGCGATTGAGGCGAAGTTAATTAAGGACTTGGCAGAGAAATATGGAGTAGCCCCAGAGACGATTTCCGATATTGTTACGCCCATACCCCCTCAACCATCATTCCCAGTACCCGCACCACAACCAGTAGCCCCAAAGAGTGAAGAACCAGAAGAGGGTGAAGATGAGGGTGGCGACCAGAAGCCTATTCCAGAAGACCCGATTGACCCATCCTCCGAAGAATTAGAAGTTAAAAAAAAAGATACTGAAGAGGCGTTAGCCAAGCTCGACCCAGCATCTATAAAAATGCTGATTGAGGGAATGATGGGAGGGATTGAGTTGGCAAAATATGATGGGATTGATTTCACGCCACCAGAAGGAGCTAGGGAGGCCGCCAAACGAGCCTTGGATGTGCGGGAAGGGAAACCAGCCAGCCAGCGAGGAATGACCCCAGTAGGCATCGCTAGGGCTAGAGATTTGCAAAATGGGGTGAAGATGTCTCCCGACACAGTTCGCAGAATGAAAGCCTTTTTGGATAGGCACGAAGTGGACAAGAAGGGTGCAACTTGGGACGAGCAAGGGAAGGGTTGGCAAGCTTGGAACGGTTGGGGTGGCGATGCTGGTTATGCTTGGGCAAGGAAAGTAGTTGGACAGATGGAAGCTAGGGACAAGAAACAACTAGCAGAACCAGCCTCTTGCCCAATCGCAACCCAAGACATCAAAACCAATCTAGCCAATAGGCAGACAGCGGTTGATGATGCGAACTACGGCCCAGCCAATCCGAACGAACCCAACGAGGACTACTGGAAGGACAAGGCAGACGAGTTCCAAG